AACTTACCACAGCTAGATATTGATGATATTTTGAACAGTCTTTAATCTTAAAACGGAGTGCCCTTATGTTTGAGAATACATTCTTCTGCAGTTCCTTCTGGGACTTGAACTTACTTCTGAAAGCAATCAGGCTTCAGAGATATGTCTTGAAAGTAAACCCAACCCTGAATACAAATAAAGACCTGACTGAACTCTCCGCCCTAGCTAAGATGGAAGGGGAGATAATTGATATCATTGCTGGAATTGAGGAATCTTGGAAAGAGAAATCAATGGGTGTAGAAGTACATGGAGATAATCATGATTAGAGAATGTGACTGTAAAGAATTCCAAGACTACGGGCATACAGAGGAATGTGATAAACATTATTTTACTGCAAGAGTTTCAATCAAACCTCCAAGTGATAAACAACGTGCAGCCCAAATTCGCAATGACAAGATTCGTAGACTTCGTGGCATTGCAGCGACTGTAAGAGGAATGGATATACCGCAATGTGCTGAAAATAGAATTCTTATGGGTGTAGACGAAGCACTTGAATCCTACGGCGCAGCTTCTGAGCGTGAACATAGAAAGAAACTGAATGGGAGTATAGACAATGACTGAGCTCAAATCCCAATCCCCATTTTCAAAATCCCTCCCAACCCTTCAGCTTGCCTGGGATTCTACCAGCATTGGTTGGCTTAAAACCTGTCCAAGGAAATACCAGTATAAGATGCTGGAAAACTGGACAAAGCGCGGCATGGCAATCCCACTGGAGTTCGGTATTCTTTACCACTCAGCCCTTGAAGCCTACGACAAGGGCAAGGCAACGGGACTATCCCACGATGAGGCCACGGAAGCTTGTGTCCTTGCTGCCTTAATCAAGGGTAAAGATTTCATCGGGGATTCCAAGCGGAATAAGGAAACTCTAATCCGCGCAGTCGTCTGGTATCTCGAGGCCTTCAAGGATGACCCCGCGAAAACTATCATCCTCGCCAATGGGCAACCGGCAGTGGAGCTTTCCTTCCGCATGGAAATTTCCCTGCCGAATCCTGACGGAGAGCCATACATTCTTTGCGGCCATCTGGATAGGCTTGTCGAGATGGGAGATTCTGTTTATGTTGTAGACCACAAGACAACATCTGGAACTATATCTAGCCATTACTATAATCAATATAGTCCAAACAACCAGATGTCCCTATATACCCTAGGTTCTCGGGTTGTCCTGTCCAAGCCTGCAACCGGCGTAATCATAAATGCCTGTCAATTAGCCGTAGGCTTTGCCAGATTCCATCGCGGGATTGTAACCCGAACTCAGGCACAAACTGAGGAATGGATGAAGGACTTAGAATGCTGGATAAAGAAAGCAGAGACCTTTGCAAGGGAGAACTACTGGCCAATGAACGACACAGCCTGTATGCTTTACGGCGGGTGTGAGTTTCAAGGTGTATGCTCCAACGACCCTAGTATGAGAAAAACTTTACTTCAAAGCGACTTTGAAAAGAAAACCTGGAATCCGCTGGAGGTAAGATGATTAAGCTTCAAATAACATCAGACAAAGTAGAACAATTCAAATCTTGGATGTTCAAGAAAGGCTTTGACTTAGTCCCAGCCAAGGGAGAATGGGAAGGACTCCGCTTTAGAAAACATGATGAACATATTATTTACTACAAGCGAAAAGGAAAGACCAATCTCTTCTGTCCTGAAGGAATGGCCAGTACTTTGTTCCAACAATTCTTAAATGAACTCTCAACAAGGAGACCAGACTATGCTAATTAAAGTAGAATCAGTAACATTAATCGAAGGAGATAGATACTCAGTCTCCTCCGCATCAGTTGAAATTCCAGGCCTTGGAAAAGTATCTGTCAAGGAAGTCTTATCTGAATCCACCAAGGCGATGATTCGGACTGAAGTAATTGAACACGTTCGGAAGCTTTTGCTTGCATCACATTCAAGTTCCTAGGAACTCTGCTTTATTTTAAGTATAGTTTTTGATATAATCAATCAATAAGAAGGAGTGCCTAATGCCTAGTCTTTCAGAATATTCCCAGACTAAATCCATCAAGATGCTTTCAATCGGAGACTCTGGCAAGGGTAAGACCGGCGCACTGGCTGCCTTGGCCGAGGCCGGATTCAAGCTAAGAATTCTTGACTACGATAACGGAGTTGGAATCCTTGCATCCTTGCTAAAATCCAAGCCCGCCCTAGCCAATGTAATCTACGAGCCATGCCTAGATGAATACCAAACTGTCGGGCAGAAGATTCTTCCCAAGGGTATGCCCACGGCTTTCTCTAAAGGCCTGAACATGCTTTCCAAGTGGAAGTCTAAAGACGGCACTGACCTCGGCGCGGTTTCAAGCTGGGGCAAGGATACAATTTTAATCATAGATTCCCTTTCACATATGTCCAATGCAGCCCTGCAATATGTCCTTGCTATAAACAATCGCTCCGGCGAGCATCCTTGGCAAAGCGACTGGGGACAGGCTATGGATATGATTGAGGCCATGCTTAAGATTCTTTACTCCGACCAGATTAAATGTCACGTTATAGTCAACGCACACATAACCTACATCGGGGAGCAACGGGATAAGAAAACTCAGGAAGTATTAATCCCAGGCAAGCCTTATCCAAATACCCTTGGCCAAAAGCTCCCGCCAAAAATCGGCCAGTACTTTAACACAATGCTTGAGTTTACAACGTCAGCATCTGGCAAAAGAATAATTCGCACCCAGCCGTCCGGCGACCTTGGTGTGAAATCTGAAATTCTAGGAGTGCCAAAAGAGCTCCCCTTAGAATCTGGGCTAGCAGACTTCTTCAAACTAGCAGGGCAGTTGCCCAAATAACTTAACCATAGGAGACTAAAATGACAGAAGCAGTAGACTTTAATTCAATACTCGACACTCCAGCAGATGAAATCAAGGCCAAGCCACCGCTTCCAGTTGGTTCATACCTCTGGAGAATTTCTAAAATGGACTCAGTTAAAAGTGCAAAGAAAGGTACAGACGGAATCGAATTTACCCTTGCTTGCCTAGAAGCTAAAGACGATGTTGACCAAGAGATGCTTGAAGCAGCTGGCGGAATTGTCAACCGCACAACTCGGACTACCTTCTACGTCACAGCTGATTCTGCTAACATGTTAAAAGAGTTCCTTGTAAACAAGGTTGGCCTTGAAGGTTCAGGCAGAACCCTTCGCCAGCTTCTTGCCGAGGCACTCAATCAAGTTGTCGGCGGAATTGTTGAGCACGGTGTGACTAAAGATGGTCGCGCATTTGCTCAGGTAAATCAGTTCTTCAAAGCTGAGTAATCTACTTGGACGGGGGCTGGAGTAATCCACCGCCTAAAGTTCAGTAGAGAAAACTAGTCTACCGTCCACTGCAGGGAAGAGAGTTAGGCACTCCGCTTCCCTGCAGAATTATTTTTAGGGGAAAATATGGCAAAAGAATACACTAAACTTTCTGCAGAGTCTATCATAGTTAATAGGTCTGAAAGACAAAGGCGCGTAGTAGGCACGGTTCAAGACCTATCCGATAGCATCAAACGAATCGGTCTAATAAATCCAATCACAATTACAAGGGATAATGTTCTAATCGCGGGGGAAAGAAGGCTTGAAGCTTGCAAGCTAATCTCCCCTGACTTCAAAATCCATTGCAGGTATCTAGATGAACTTGACCCGATTGAGCTTCAGCTTCTCGAACTCGAAGAGAATCTAAAACGAAGCGAGCTTAACTGGCAAGACCAGGTCAAGGCCGTGGCGAATCTCCATAAGATTCTTTCAGCTAAAGACCCAGAGTGGACACAGGAAAAGACCGCAGACTATTTAGGCTTTACTCAGTCTTATGTTGCGGAAAGACTCTCCGTTGCTGCAAATCTTTCAGATGCTAAGATTTCAAAAGCATCTGATATATCTACAGCAAAGAACATTATCAAGCGTGAGGCAACCCGCGCTGTTGATAATGAAATTAACTCCATGCTACAGGTGGTAGAACCTGAGACCAAGGCCAAGACCAAATCCAAAATCTTCAACGAGGATTTCATCAAGTGGTCTGAGTCTTACTCCGGCGCGAAGTACAATCTAATCCATTGTGACTTCCCCTACGGAATCGACCATCAGAAGTCTGAACAAGGTAATATCCAAGGAGGAGCATTCGAGGGATACTCCGATTCCGAGGATGTTTATTGGAAACTCTGCTCTGCACTTTGCACTGCAACACCAAGGCTTGCCCTGCCATCCGCGCATCTTATGTTTTGGTTCTCAATGAAATTTTACTCCAGAACAATTAAGTTCATCGAAGAAAATTCAGACTGGGAACTTGTAACAGAGCATCCACTTATCTGGTTAAAATCTGACAACAAAGGAATAGTCTCAGACGTAACCCGTAGACCAAGGAACATTTATGAAACAGCCCTCATCTTCTCGCGAGGAGATAGAAAGATTATCACACCTATTAGCAATGCATACGCGTGTCCTACAAGCAAATCTTTCCACGCTTCAGAAAAACCTGAACCAATGCTTCGACATTTCTTTAGAATGTTCGTCGATGATTATTCCGAAGTCCTCGACCCTACCTGTGGAAGTGGTACGGCGATTAGAGCAGCATTTAGTCTTGGTGCAAAAAGAAGTATCGGACTTGAACTCAATCCAGAATTCGCTAAGAGCGCGGATGGGGAGCTTACCCGAATCAAAGCAATGAAACAACTAGAAAAGGATATTGAAGTATGAGAAAGAAAGTTATAATTAAAGCTGAAACCCCACACAGGGTTAAAATCTTAAACAAGGCCACAGCCTTAACCTCTGGCAACCGCGACCAGACTTATGGCGACCCTCATAAAAACATGACTCACATGGCAGGGATGCTCACTGCATACTTCTCCTCTGTGACTAAGTATAAATTCACAGCTGAAGACGCGGCCATGATTATGGTAATAGCTAAACAATCTCGTTGCAAGGCCAATCCTGGAACGCCATTCCATGAGGATAACTATATTGACGGCGCAGCATATCTCGCCATGGCTGGGGCTAGCAGGGGGATACAATCATGACAGTGTATATACAAGTTATAGGTAAAGAAGGAGATGAACTCACAAAAGTTTATCAGAAGATAGTTTCTGTTTTTTCTGGGTTTCCTGGTACACACAAAGAGCCTTTGTATATAGAAAAACTTTTTCATGATAGAACCGCACGTAGACCTGATGCTACTTCTGAAGGAGAAAACCATGAACCACTTTAGAAAAGTAGCCCAGCTTTGCAAGGAAATCCAAGCCCCCGTTGGTGACGCGGGAGCCCTTGATGATGAGGCATATGCTCATGGTTACGCCCAAGGCCAGTATAATCTTGCACAGATTATTCTTACTGAGCTTTCCCTTGCATCTAAGAAAACTGAGGACTTTAGTATCTAATGCCTATAAAACCTAGCATTAAACCCTGTTCAATTTTCATTCTTGGAGATGCCCCTGGGAAGGATGAAGAGCTCCTAGGTGTTCCTTTCATTGGGGCAAGCGGTCAAGAATTACAACGAATGCTGAAGGAAGTTGGCATAGCCTATGATTCCTGCTCAGTATCTAATGTTTTTCTTGACCGCCCTATTGATAGTAAAATTGAAAACTTCTGTGTAAAGAAAGCCGAGGCCGGATATGACTTTCCTCCACCACTTGCTCAAGGCAAATACTTTCGTAAAGACCTATTACCAAATCGAGAACGAGTTTACAAGGAAATTGAATCCTCCGGAGCGAACATCGTTCTTGCGCTCGGCAACACTGCAACTTGGTGTTTACTCGACAAGACTGGAATATCTGCAATTCGCGGGACTGTCCTCAAATCTCCCTACATACATGCGAAGGTTATCCCTTGTTACCACCCTGCAGCTATACTCAGAAACTGGGAGCTGCGACATACAACAATCGTCGACTTGCAAAAAGCAAAAAGAGAATCTGCTGGAGCAAGCATAACCTATGATGAAGTCTCAGTTATCATCGAGCCAAGCCTTCAAGACTTGTCAGACTTCTACGAGCGAGCAAAGACGGCTCTAGTCATTTCTTTTGACATTGAGACAAAGCCAAGCAAACGCCAGATACTCTGTATTGGTTTCGGACTTGGGAGCCTTTCGCTCGTGTGTCCATTTGCAGACACTAGGCAAATAGACAATTCATACTGGAGAAGTATTCAAGACGAGACTTCCGCTTGGAGGTTTGTTCGAGCTATGCTTTCTCTTCCTCAGCCAAAGATTACCCAGAACGGAATGTATGATATTACTTGGCTCTGGGCAGAAGCTGGAATAAAGATAAGCGGGAACTTAGAAGATACAATGCTTTTCCATCACAGTATGTTTCCAGAGATGACAAAAGGATTAGACTTCTTAGGTAGTATCTATGCCAATCTTCCAGCGTGGAAAGATACACATAGGAAAAAAGACATGAACAAGAAGGAGGATTGATATGAAGATTGAGTGTCCGTATTGTAATCTGTGGAGAGAATACAAACCTGGTGAATTAATTCCAATTAGGATAGAACATCAAGGTCAAAGCAAAAAACACTCCCTTCTCGAAGTATCCTGCTCAACAGCCTTCGGGTATATCATTGCGCTGCTTGCACAGTACCTTGTCTTTCCTCTGTTCAACATCCAGACAAGCCATTCTGATAATATCCTTATCGCCCTTATCTTCACAGTTATTTCCATCATCCGTAGCTATATCTTCAGAAGGATATTTAATTCTCTATGCAAGTAATATCCTCAAACAATCTCCCAAAGAGAACTGACTCCGAATCAGCCCTTTGGATATACAACGGCCTTGATTGCGCCGCAACTACCCTTGCTTGGCAACGGATGCAAGGGCAGGCAACAGAGAACTCAAACCTTTCTTATAAATTTGTCTCTGCCATGCGTGCCCCAGCTCTTGAAATGATGCTGCGCGGAATCAGAATCGACATGCAGCAGCGCGCGGAATTTATCTCCGCCTTTGAAAAGAAATCCCAGACACTATCCAACAACCTTGACTTGTTTGCCTACGCTGTCTGGGGTAAGCCACTTAACCCTAGAAGCACAAAACAGATGCAGGAGTTCTTTTATGAAACAATGCGATTGCCAGTCCAATACAAATTCTCCAAAGGAGTCCGTAGACCAAGCACCGACAGGGATGCCTTGGAAAAACTCTCCTTCCACTTCTACGCCCAGCCAATCTGCGCGACCGCGCTTGCGATTAGAGAAGTTGCTAAAAAGCTTGAGTTCTTGCGAGCAGGTATTGATTCAGACTACCGATGCAGAACTTCGTTCAATGTGGTTGGCACTGAAACAGGGCGATGGAGTTCTGCTGAAAATC